GTTCTTGATTAAGAAATCACCTATTGTCTTAAAGAATTCCATTAGAGGTGCAAGTTTAGGTATAATCTCTTTAATCTTATCGATAGCAGGTGTAAGTGCTTTTACAATATCATCAAAGTAGTAATATGCTAGTGTAAAAGCACCTATTAATAGACCTAACGGTCCGACTTTACCAAATATTTTTAATAGTTTACCAGCAGGACCAAAGAATTTCATAATTGG